ATACCCATTGACCAGATAGCAACATATGGTGCTTCGATTCCATCGTCAACTAGTACGTTGCAGTAGAAGCGAAGACGGCCACGCCATCCTGCCTTTGGATCCTTGCGGTGCATTTCTTCTGCCCAGTCACGGCCTTCTGATTCCATTGTGTCTACAGCCTTGCGCTTGTAGTCCTTTGGATTTACGTGTTCCTTAACAACAAGTGCTAGTCCACGCTTTTCATTATAGTTTGCAGAGTCTTCATCTAGTTCTTCAATGAAGCGAATCTTTACTGACTGACCGTCTGCAAGTTTTAGCCACTTTACTTTTGGCCCGTCGTTTTCATACTTTGGCTTGTCGAGCAGGGCGTTGATATTCTTGAGTCCCTTTACTACGCTCATATATTTCTCCTTTGTTTGTTATATTAGTTTAGCATAAGAGATATTGATTTGTCAAACTGGAACTCTAGGTTTCTAAGTTCTTCGTCTGGCATATCTCCAATATCTTTATACTGATTATTTAGTTTAATAACGGAAACACGAGTAGAAAGTTTTTCAACTATCCTATCTTTCATGTTTCCTCCCGCCTCATCATTATCAGCAATAACAATAATGTTATTAAAATACTTCTGAAGCAATTCTATTTGTGTGCTTGACACATTTGCACCAAGGGTCGCAACTGCTGGAAGTCCTACCTGATCAAGCCTAATGGCATCAAATGATGACTCCACTACATATACTCTATCAGATTTTTTAACTCTGTGCAAGTTAAAAAGTGTTTTACTCTTTGGTAATCCTGGAGTATTCTTAAAATCTTTTCCCTCAATAGATCTACCAACGAATCCCAAAGGAATTCCATCTGGACTATGAACTGGAACAGTTACCATATCCTGTTTTTCTGAATATCCCAATGAGAATTTTATGCAAGAAGGCTTTTGTATTTTCCTGTATGTAAAATAATTTTTTGCTCTTTCTGAAGCAACCAAACCATTGTGAAGTCTTTTAATAATAAGTTCATCAAAGGTTTTATAGGTTTCCTCTTTTACAAGAACCTTATCAATTTCTGTAGTAAGGTTAGTTAACTTTTCTTTGCTTTTTATAAATCTTGCAGACTCAAAGTAAGTTCTTCCAGAAGTGTGCATAACTAGTTCTATAAGGTCTGCAGATTTTTGACAAGAAAAACAAAAGAACATTCCGCTATCTTTTTGCACTTCTCCTGCTGGTGTTCTGTGATTATTGTGAAATGGGCAAAATATCATAAAGTCTGCATCAAGTTCAGACTCTACGGTAATACCCGATCCTGTAAGGACTCGCTTGACTTGCTCTGGGGAATAAATATTGGATTGGTTCCGTCTATTCCTGCTATCCATTCGCTCTTCCTTTTCCCTGCGTAGACTGCCTGCACTGATAATTTAAATTCAAAAAAGTTCTTTAATTCATTATACCCTATAGTGAAGTCTGGGTCAAGATCAATTCTTGGCACATAACCACTAAGTTTCATTTGTGATATCAATAGTCGAACGTACTCTTCTTTGAGCCTTCCAATCATTGAATCGTCATGAATTATTCCATCAAGATAAAACCTTTTGATAGGCTTATGATGGTATGACTCACCCGATATATCGTTCTTTTTTGACATACCATATTATAACTACTTATCTTCAAAGTCTTTATATCTATAATATCCCTTATCAAAGTCACACTGAACTAAGAAGTCTCCCATAAAACCATTACGGTTCTTTCTAAATGCACATTCAATGATGTCGCTATTTGTCCCACGGCCCAGTGCAAGTACCCAGTCAGCATCGTAAGCAATCTGTCTAGACCATGCTGTCTGACCAAGCGTAGGGACCGTAGAGAGGTCATTGACATCATCTGGTGTGGCAGATGAGATAGCAATAATAGGAACCTCTTCGCCAATAGCCATTAGTTTAAGTTCTCTTGAAAGGTTCTTCATTCTTACCGTTTCATTATCTGACTTCTGATTAGGAGCCATTAACTGAAGGTAGTCAACGATTACAAAGTCTGGCTTGTACTGATCAATCTTTCCACGAAGCACTGAAGGATTAATTTCTCCACCGCTATCATTTGAAATAATGTGAAACTCTGGCTTACCTGCAAGATTCTTTGCATGCCAATCCTTTAGCATATCAATCTCAATCTCACCATTACTAATCTTTCTGTGAGACCAACGGCCTTCTCCCATAATAGTAAACACACGATTGCGAACTTCAGTCTCAGACATTTCAAGAGAGATTACCATTGGAGACTTACCCTGCTTCCATGCCTGAACAGCAAAGTAAAGTGCAAGCCAAGACTTTCCAATTCCTGGATAAGCAAGGAATACCCCAAGTTGTCCTGGCATAATTCCAGAAGGTAAATAATTATCAAATCCTGGTAGTCCTGTTTTGATTCCAGACATACCAAGTGCCTGTTGCTTTTTAACATTTTCAAAGTATGCAATTGCTGACTCAAGATCTGTAACATCAATATCACGAATAGCAGCAGTATTCTTTTTTAGTTCTGATGTTTTTGTAATTAATTCGTTAAGTGCACCAGTTCCATTATTGTTTTGAATCTCTGATGCTGCAGATCTAATAATATCCTTAAGGCTATCTGTTAAGTACTCTCCCTGAAGTTCTTCAAGGTGATGCTTTGTTGCACCAACTCCAGCAACTGGTTCAAAGTCTCTAAACTTTTCAGTTACTAGTTCTGCTGGAGGAAGGACTGAGTTATTCTCAAAATATAGTCTTACAAAATTCCAAATATCTCCGTGGGTTCTTAAGAGGTTGTCAACATTTGCTTGAAGAAGAACGTGGATCTGCTTATCTTTTAAAACAGCGGTAAGTAGTTTTGCCTCTGTGTTATTCACTTAGCCACTCCTTTGCCAATCTTCTGCGCTCATTGCGCTCTTCAATATCTTTAACTTTATCTTTTTTTGCTTGCAATATTTTTTCTGCATTATATGCAAAGTAATTCCAAGAAGGATTTTCTGCAACTGAAAAGTAATACTCAAGTATATCGTAACATCCTGGTAGTGTATATGACTCTACAAGGGCATCAGAGGCCCACTGCTCCACATTTAAGTTAAGGGATGGCTTTGATTCGTACCTTGCGGTATGATACTTGCTGTATCTTGAAAGCAAAGCCATACGGTCTTTGCGTTCAGCCATTATGCTTCGGCAGCCTCTTCTTGTGCCTCTTTAATCTTTTCTGTAAGTTTATCTTCAACAAACTTATATACACGCTCAAAAGCCTGATCTGGGGTTTCTCCATTACGTCTTGCATCTACAACTCCAAGATCAAGTCTTAGTGATTGAAAGTTGCCAAGATTAAGTGTGTAACCCAGTGTAACGGATACCTTTGTCTCTTCGTTTTGCATTTTATACCCTTCGTTAAATAGACTCGTTCCAGATTGGAACAAATCTCCCATCTTCTGTTTTCCTATATGTAAGTATACCATCGCCCATTCTACGTGTCAACTCTTGTTTGCTGGGCGTAATATCATTTGTTATTAATTTATCTTTTCTTGGTCTACCAATATGGTATGAAGCAAGTATATCACGAATCTCTCTTACTTGAGATTCTGAGTAATACGATCTTACCTGAAATCCTCTTGCCCCACCTTTTTGAGATCCTGTTGGAAAAGGAATGACTCCTCGTTTCATTAGTGATGGCATGTATTTTTTATGACGATTAACTAAATCAGCAGTCTGCCCAACAGTATAGGCTCGCTCTCTTTTATTTTTAAACTCACTAATCAAACAACTTTCAATTTGATCTTTGTTTATATTATAAACAGACATAATTCCATTAGAATGATTGTAATGATGAATTCTTACAAGATCATTATTTAAAAACCAAACCTTTTTATTACCTGGTATTACAGGTGACTCATTGTACTTTTCGCTCTCAATTGTTCCCTTTTTAGTAGCCATCGGCCCTCCTGAGAATTATTAGGCGGATGAAAAAATTTTCTTGACCCGCAAAGAATACAGTATAACTCTAAATTGTTTATCTCTGTATACTGTCTATCTATAAACATTCTTCCATTACATTTTTCACATAAAATCATTAATTTGGTATTCCAATAATAACTAGGTTAATTCCAATACTAGTATCTCCTGCAGCATTAAATTTAACAGTGCCTTCAACCTTTGAAGTTGAAACACTTTTTAGTGTAACTGTTACATCTTTACCAGCATCTGTATTTCCAACGTTTACTGGTGTTGCTGTAACTACTGGAGCAAACTTAAACTCAGTTTGAAAGTCATATGAGAATGGCTGTGATGATCCAGCAGTCTGTGTGGTGCTAGTAGTTACCTGAACATATCCACCAATAATTCTTGCTTCAGAAGCCTTCACGCTTTGCTTACCAGCATTTGGCGTATCAACTGTTACATACTTGTAGTTTGAAGGTGATACCTGTGTAGAAAGATCATTGATAGCCTTAACAATCTGATAAATATATGTAACGTCTAGTGGTTGTCCACGCTCTGGGACAGGTAAAATTGCCATAGTATAATTATACCAGACTCACGATTCCAGAATCGTATACCTCTAATGCGTCTTCTAGCCTTGGATTTATTGATGAAACCTGAACAACTGCTCTTATAGACTGATTTCCATTTTTTAAAAAAGAATAATTTTTTGATGCAGTAGAACCTATATAAGATGGCGTTGCTCCACCAAAACCTACAAAAATATCATAAAGTATTTGTATTGATGAGTCACCAGCAACCCAGTTTATTAACACAGTATTTCCAACAAAATTCATGTCACCATCACCAAATACTACAACGTCTGATCCAGTGATAAATATTTTTGAGTATGCAGACTTTCTGTTTTTGTCTTCTGCAACAATTCTAAACCTTACTACTCTAGAGTTAGAGGATGTAACTTTTCCAAGTAATTCTTTTTTAACAACAACGTTCTTAATTCCTTTATCTGCCATTACCCGACATCCAGCGCAAATCTAAATTCAATATAGTTTGTTGTATTTGCTGACTTCACAATTGGCTTTGAGCCTATACTTTTAATTACAGAGTAGCCAGTAAGACCATACAAAGAGTTTGTAGAGGTTGTGTTTTCTAGCCTTAAACCATCTAAGCAAACATAAAACAGGTCAGAAGGAGATCCTGCTTCAGTAACACATGCGTAAATCCTTGTCACAGAAACTTCTCTCCAATCAAAGTTATCTGTTTTGTTTAAATCTTTAAGTGATTTTGTAGAAACTAGATATCTGTTTGTGGCCAGGTTTCTTTTGTCTGTAGCAGTTCCAGCAACATATGACTGATCATCAATGTTTACCTCAAACCTTGCATACTCTTGGCTTGCGTTTGGACCTGAGTGAGCAAACTCTAATAATATCTTAACATTGTCTGGGACAGTATTTGAGTTAGCAACCTTGTTTACAACAGAAAATGCAAACCTTAGTTCATCTAAAGGACTGTTTTTTGTAAAATCTACAGATGTTTCATTTAGCCTAATATATTTAGAGTCTGCTCCAACCTGTATCTTTCCAAGAGAATTGGTTGTTAGTGTAGAACTATTTCCTACAATGGCAATTATATTATTTAAAAATCTGCATCTTTCATTTCTTGCAAGTCTGTCTGTCTGTGTAAATATCCTGTTGTCTGCATTTGTTTGAAAAACAGTAGCGGTTTGATTTATTATTCCGTTACCAGACTCTCCATCTAAAGGTGTATAAACTGGTTCTATTTGAACTGCAGCAGAACCAACTGGCTGATATAGCCAATTGTCTGTGTCTGCAAAAGAATAGATATTTCTACTATCATATGATCCAGCAACTGGGTTTGATGCTGCCGAGAATACTCCTACTTCTGTAATCTCGTATCTTTCTTCTGTTGGCAATTCTGCGGTTAGAACTATTTTATCTATACCGTCTTCATTTACAAATCCTCTAGAAATAATAGGAACTCTAAACATCTCAAAATCTAGAGATTTTTTTAGGCTATAGTTACCGAAATTACCCCCGTCAGAAGGCACTGGAGTGGGCCCACAGCCTACAGCAATGTGAGAGGCATATGATTGCGTCTGCCCCACAAGATACTTGGCTAAAAGATTTTTACCTATATTAGTTATCATTAATTACTCCCATATCATATACTATGTATTGTATCACTAAAAGTATCTCCACTAGTTAAAATTTGAACCTCTGCTTGCTCGCCCTCTTTAACATTAATTAGATTAATAATCAGGTCGCCGCTTATTGGATCTATGTAAACCGATTTACAGTTTGGTGTTTTTTTCCATTTAGTCTTGTCTTTTTCATTTGGATTGCTTTCTGGGGGAGATATGTCGTAACCAGTTCCACAGACTGGTAGGTGGTCAAAGATAGACAAAGATAAAGACTTAAAGTAAGAGTCTGATTCTTGTAATCTTAAAACATTGTTGGGGTTGTACTGTAAGTATAGGTCTGTTAAATTTTTAATTGGAGAGTATACTACCTTTTGCCCATTTACCAAGTCATGCCTAGATATAGTTGCAAGTTCATAGCCACCAATATCTTCAAAGATTAGGTCTGTCATTATGTCAATAGACATTACGTCTTCATTAAATAAAATTAAATCTGGAGTTGCTATCTTTACTGAATCATCAATTCCTTTTGGCAATGCTTTGGGAAGTGCTGCAACTGCATCTGCTGGTGTTGGGCTTGTCATTAAACAACCTCACTTAAAAATAATGTCATATCTGGTCCACTAGAATCTCTTGAGAATTCAATGTTATAAACAACAAACCTGCTAGAAGAGTTTACTGCCATATCAATAGCATTTTCTTTATAATCTAAACTAACTATGTCACCAAGTTGTATTGTTGGTATTGCAAATATTTTAACTCCAATAGACTTTCTAGGCTTTGATGTTTTTTCTATCATCCACTTCATTAGACTTGATGCCTCATCCTGTGACTGTATATATGGGGTATCTAAAGAAAAATCTCTTTTACCATAAGTCATTCTACTAAGTTTGATGTCTTGATAGTCTTGTTTAAATTTAAATGGGTTTGAAATTAATTTATCTGCAACAAACTGTGGATTTGATGTAAGGCTATTCTTATTAAAATAATCATCAACTGTTATGTTGTTGTCAGATTCTTGAGTAAATGTAACACCCTGGATTCTTAGATAGTTTCCACTTGTTTCGTCTAAACTTAATGCAGAGTCTGTTGCATTAAATATTAAAAACTCTGCGCCATATGATCCCGCTCTAAAACCAGAAACTACGTAGCCCTTCATCTTATTAAAAGTTGGTGATATTTTTGCTGTAAGTGCTGGATAGGCTTTATCATATTTAAAATTAAATACTGCTGCCTCTCTCATTATGCTTCCAAACTCTTCAAAATATATGTCATACTGTGGAGGCTCTGAGGATCCAATACCAGATAGGTATGTGTTTTGTATCAAACCACTAATTGCATATTTTCTAAATGATTCGTTTGCATCAACCTCATTATCTCCAAATACAGAATTAACTGGAGCACCCAAAGAGAAGGAAGTATTTTGAGAGTAGTTGTTACATAGTGCATAAACATTCTCAAACATCGCTCTTGAAGATCCTCTTGTAAATAGCGCTATGTCAGAGTATACTGGTAGAGGATCATTATCGTCTACTGTCTTTATTAATCTGCCATTCATGTATAAGTAGAATCTTCTTGTCTTTCCTATGTCTTCGTACTCTACTGCTAAATCGTATACCGTCGGATTTTCTTCAGCAAACATTCTTGACTGACCAGTAAATCTTCCATCATCTACCGTAATCTGAGCAAGGCCATCCCATAGACCTACGGGAACTGCTTTCCCGTTATCAGACTTTACCTTATAAAAGAAAACATTGCTTACACTTTGTCTATCTGTTTCTGATAGATTTCCTAATCCAAGGGCTGCTATTTCAAAATAGTATCCAACATTTGTTGTAGGATTTAACATTACCGCAATTCCTGCAGAACCACCTGCAATGTTAATATTTTTATCTGGAGTAGAACCGTTAACAACATAGTATGTAGAAGAACCATTTGATGTTTGTCCACGGTCCTCATTGCTCTCAATCTTTCCAACTATTCTCATTCTAGTTCCAAAGTGCTTATACTTTTTACCCTGTAATGTTTTGTGAACATATGAAATAAAATTTCTTGGCTTTTCTTTTGTAGTAAAGTTTGGGCCTGTCAAAGACAATGCTGATGATTGAATAGATCCAGGAAGTTGCTGTGTGTTAGTTGTTATTTCACCAACCATAGAAGTTGACATAAAGTTTTTAATAATTCCACTTCTAGAAGATGTTCTTGCAAGTGCATCAGAAGATATGTTGGCATCAGTTAATTTACCAGAGGATCCAACAGTTGTTGCTAAGGGCAACTCTGACTTTTCAAAAAGATATTCTGAAGCCATGTAGCAGCCCTTAACATTATCGTCAGACTTCCAGTAGTCAGATATGCCTGCGCTGTGTGCTACTATAGTCGTTCCAAATTGTCCACGACCATGCTTTTGAACTTCTCCATTTTGAAGTTTAACAACTCCAGATTGCTCAAAGTACTTTGGCTCTGAGTAAATTCTTACAAGACCTGTTGGATATATCTTTCCATTAAACGGTAACTTAGAAAAATAGTTTTGATAGTCTTCGATAGAGGTTATCCAAACATTTCCAAACCCAGTAACATTATACTGAACTGCATCATATTTTATAATTTCACCTTGTGAATAAAAATATCCGTTGTATCTTGTAATCCAGTATGCAGCCTCACCAAGACTAAATGTATTATTTATAACAATGTTATTTTTAACAACTGGAACTTCTGCTGAAAGATTAGAATTTAATGGTATTGCAGAAAGAACATATGAGGACTGAGTGCCAACCTCATTATTGATTGACTTTGTATTTTCTGTTCCAGATACTTCCCACAATAGAACTGGCTTGTATGTATAGAACCTTTCATCATCTAGAAGGCTTGCCTGTCTTAACGATCCAATAGATCTTTGTATATGCCTTGTTGTATAGTTGATCACTCCATCATTGTAAACATTGTTGGGCTGAACAGATACCGATATAACGTTTGCAAGTTTTGCATTTGTTAAAGTTTTGTTTTTAATTTCTCTTTCTTCAAAAATGTCATTTGTTCCTTTTAGAGCAAAGGTTGTTGGCCTTTGTGTATCAGATGGCATTATATAGTCTTTACTCATCATAACAAAGTTATTGTATTCATCAAAGAACATGGCTGTTTGTGTTGATACTGCTAGGTCTTGAAGAATCTCTGCAACACTTTTATCTGGGCCAACAAAAAAATATGGGATTATTATTTCTTTTTCATTTGCAACTCTTTTAAATGTGTAATTAGAAAATCCAATATGATCTAGTAAAAGAGAAACAGCAGAACTTACAGAAACTTCAGTCATTAATATTTGTGGTGCTGTTATTGATTCTAGATACCAGTACATATCTCTTAATGAAAGAGAAACAGTTTTTCCCATTAAATCTTGTTTTGGAAATGCATCTGAGTATAATGTTTTTATTGGAACGTAGTAGTCCCAACCACCTACATCAACAATAACTTCATAAAACTTAAACTGAACATGTCTATTTATATATTTTGCTATTATACTTGAAGAGTTGTTTTCATTAAAGGCTTGATCATAATCAAAAATATTTATATTTCCATTAGAGGCAATTAACTGTCCAACTGGCAAACCGCTCACACCAAGATCTGATGCACTCTTGTTGATTGAGTAGTCTAGTGTTTTTTCAGATAGATTCATTGTAAGCCTTGGAGATATTTCTATAAGGTCAAATGTTGAGTCCTTTACATTCATTGCATCTACGACAATCCTAATTCCAGATATATATTCAAACTCTCTGTACTGTGCTTTTCCATCTACCGCTTTTATAAATACATTAGGGGATGTTGCGTCTGTTACAAAGTTGGTTAGCCTATTAACTGTTTCATCTTCTACGTACCATCCGTATCTTGGACTTATCACTGTGTAATCTGTACCATTCCAAATATAAAACTTTCCTATGTCATTTTCATTTTCCTTAACAAGATAAGCATAGCCAACTACTGATTGTTCAGGAAGCAGAGATATACTTGTATATGTTTCTCCAAAGACAAAGTTTGCCCTCCACTCTTCAGGCACCATTAGTCCATAAGCAATTTCAACATATCCGTCACTCTTGATGACTGATGATCCGTCTGATCTTCTTATTGCTGGATTAAAAGAAATAACGTCTTGCCAATTTCCCTCTTTTAAAAACTGAATCTTCCATCTAGTAGGAACCTTCTGGTTTAACTCTCCAAAGAAAGGATCTGAAAATGCTCCTGTTGGAGAAGAGAATGGTCCTAGGTTTTCTGTTCCAGTGTGTGTTTGCATTTTAACTACAACTCTATTTGTTGGGACCTGCTCCTTATAAACCACAAATGGGCAAGCATCCTCTATGTAGTTTTGAGATGCTCTTACTTTTGAAGCAATTCCATATTCTTGTCCAGACTCTGTTCTATAGGATGTCCAATACTTAAACTTATCATTTTTATCTGACATATAGTATCTAGGTCGATCTGCCATTACAAGATTTGGATGGTGTAGTTTTCCATTTTCAAAGAATACTGCCTTGTTAATTCCAGACCTTGGTCTAAATTGCTCAAAGCATGACTCTAGTGAGTATAGAGTTTTTAGTTTTTCTTTTTTAGTTAAAAATGTTGTTGGAATGTCGTCGTTGTCAAATGTTCCATCTACCAATACATCTGCGTCAGTTGCACCTGTATAAAAATTACCAGCATCATTAATGTCAAAACTGGTTGGCAAAGATGAATAAATAGATGAAGAGTCTGTTGGTCTATATCTATAATTTCCAATATGTTTTATATTGGTTGGTATATTCATGTTCCATTCTGCTATTATTATTGACTTATTACGTATAGTAGGGGAAGTCTCTAAAAATGTTTGCAGGTCTTTGTCTTCAAACATTATACCTCTTCCAGACTTATTGAGACATTCCAGTAATCAAAATTAGTTCCTCTTTTTTCAACAGAGTAAGAAAAATCACTAATAAACATTTCAATAAGTTGGTTATATTGTCCAAGATGATCGTATGGTTCTGATGTTCCTTTAAAAATTCCTTTTCTGTCATATGCAAGAAATACCCAGAAAGACCCCTTGTGTGAGTCATACCACTCAAGCATGTCTGCCCCTCCTGCGCCACCATCCGTCGTATAAGACTTGTATGGAGAAATTCCAGTTGCAGTATCAAAGGTTGGTATGTTTGAGTGGGACCTAGAAGGTATCATATCCCAACTTGTGCTTAATGTAATTTTGTCTGCAATATGATATGATCTCATTCTGCCATTGATCATTCTTTCACGCTTTTCAATTCTTTCCTCAGAAAACTCAAGTGGCTTTCTATTGTCGTCAGTAATTAACAAAAACTGATCTAGTAGCGTTTTATCTTCAACGCTTTCTGGGTCTACTCCAATTTCATATCCGTATGGTATATACAAACCATCTTGAAGGGTTCCTGAGTTTTCAGACCATAGCATTCCACTAGGTCGAACATACTTCTTTCGACCACGCATATATACTACTCTTGGATCTATATCTTCATTAGCCATTTATTGCTACCCCCCTAATTCTTCTGTCGTCAACCCTTTTAATTGTTGACATTACTGCTTGTGCAATCTCGTTTGGATTTGCATTTGTCTTTGCATTAACTGTTAACGTATATGTATTATTATACACTGACCCGCTAGTTGCTTCTCCATTATTAATCTTCTTAAGATTATCTATACCGTATGATTCTACTGCATACTTGCTCATGATAAATTCCCCAGGTGTCAACATTGCTGGAACTGTATCTGTTCCTTTTGCAAATCCACCTGCAGAGAAGTACTTAACTAGACCACCCATCGAGTAGCCTCTTCCTATTCCGCTTGGCATTGAAAATAATGACTTTGGTGCTGGCTTCTTAGCAGGTGCCTGTATGTTGTCTGGTATACCGTTTTTATCTAAGTCTTTAGGTGCTGGAACGACTGGCTTTGGAACCATCAATGGTGGGAATGCTTTTGCAAGAGAGCCAGTTCCTGAGATACCTGTTCCTGGTACAGGAGTCATAACTGTAGGTGGTTTTTGAATTAAATCTGGAATTCCATTCTTATCATCATCCTTATAACTTGGTTTTGGTGCCTGAATTAAATCTGGAATACCGTTTTTATCATCATCCTTATAACTAGGAACAACTGGGTTTGGTGTTACTTTAGGAGTTACTGGCGGAATTATTGGTGGAAGGATTGAAACACAATTTCCGTTTCCATCATCTTTTGTTCCAGGAGGGCATACGACAACTGGCTTTGGTTCAGGCTTTGGTTCAGGCTTTGGT